ACTGCATGTTAAAACTAAAGAAACCTTTAGCTAATGGACCTAGCAGATAGTCATCTACGTTTTTAACTACGTTCCTAATACTACCGTTAGCAGCAGACATAAGCATAGAGATGCCAGAGGCAGTACAACCAACACCTGTAACCCCTGTTTGACCATGTGCAAAAGATGGAAAGCCAGTTGATTCATCTGCTAGTACCCTTGCTTTGTCAAACATCTGCATGTTTTCATTACTTACGTTGGGGAACTTAGTTCCAAAAATAGCTTGTCCGGGTGCACCCCCTTGCCTACGAAAGACTTTGCCGGGGTATACTGATAGGTCTTGACCCGGCACTAAGTTAGTTTCATCTACCTCAATGAGCATATTACCACTTAAAGCTGCATTGTCTACAGCCATACGCATAAAACCATTCATTAAAGTTTGTGTGTCATCCATATTCTCAGCAATACCTACACCAAATAGTGAGTAAGGGTTTACTTCATATGGAACTGCATAGTAAGGAATGAGTGCAGGAGTAAATGGATTTATAACCAAACGAAGAACTTGGTTCTTACAAACCCAAATGTTTACACTAACTTGATCTGCATCAGAAAGTTCTTCTGGGATGTCTACTTCATATCCTTCAAGAACTTCTACATCTACATTACCCCAGAACTCAAGTACTTCAAAACGTTCTGCCTTAGAGTTTTGAGATTCATCTTCCATGATGGATTCCCACCATTCTTTAACATAAGACTCACCCATATCTATAGAGTTATCAATAGCATTAGAACGGAAGAACGGACGTTTCTTTAACCCTCGTAATTGGCTACGTGACATTTTATGACGTTCTACAATATACTCAGCTTCATCCATGTTAGCTGCATCAGGGTCAGGATAAAAGTTCCATAAAGATACACTAGATGCTTGAGGTATAGTTTTAATTGTAGGTGAGTATTCACCATTGTCATCCCAGTTAGGATACTCTTTGTCTACTGCAAATGGGCCTTTCATAACACCAGTGCCAAACAAAGCACATTCAAACGCAGCAATACGGAGTTGTTTATTAGCATTGGATTCTTCTAGCTGATCGTGGATTTTCTTTTCCATCTTCTTTGCAGCTACCATAGCAGGATTAAAAGTAACCTGTGTAGGTGTAGTACCAGCACCTTCTTTTAGTTTATCTTCTACTGGAGCAAGAGATTTTTCTAACCCAGCTAGACGTTCTTTTAGAGAGCTAGATGTCTCACCCGGATTTAATGGCATAAGGGTTTTACCTTTTGCCTCTTCCATCTCAGGGTTTGTTTCAAACTGTACAGACTCAGCTACTCCCTCTGGAAGAGTAGTGGGATCAACAGTAATAGGAAACTTACTGTTGCCAAACAAGACTTCTACTATCTGTCCATATGCAGCAAGAGTTTTTGTCTTGGTTACTTTAACAAAGACTTGTGATTTTTCTGTAGAAGTAAACTGCACATCAGGACCGTACAAACCTCGGTAGTTTCGATAGGCCCGTATCCAACGTTGTTCTTCTACTTCCCTTGCAGTAGAAGCCTTAGAGTACCGTTCTCGTACTAAAGCAACAGCACCACCAGCACTGGAGTCAGTATAGTCATCTTCCTCCATGTCTTCTATTCCTATAGACTGTTCTGAGTCTATTGACATACCTTCAGTTAGTAGATCATCTTCTTCCATTGTTTTTCCTTAATAGCCAAATGTTGGATCACTGGCTTGAAAACCAGAACTAGTGGTCGGGTCGTAATCAAATAAAGAGCTTCTTGGTCTGGTCATTACTCCGTAACGTAAAGCATCGTATAGGTGATCTTCTGCATGTGTGTCTACATCTTCTGGGTTGTTCTTATCTAGGGGTAGGGCTGGCAACTGAGATATAGTGTTTGTGCAATTGTTAAAGAAGACTAACCTCGGTTCTTCTGTAAACTCATCTACCTGTAACCTACGGTGTATCTCATTTTTACCTGATACACGAGAACCTTTAGACCTATCTGCTGGCCTCCAACGACACCCACGCATAATCATTTGTTCAGCAAGGCTAGGGCCAGTATCTCCTCTGTTGTGCCAAAGAGAAGAATCAAGTACACCGTAACGTATCTTCTCTCCATCCTCTATGTCTAGGATCATATCTGCAAGATCAGTAGCAATAACTTTACTTACATATAATTCCCTATAAACAATTAGTTGTTCTGAAGGGCTTACTGCAATCCATACAACCCCTGTGTGAGAACCGTACCCATAGTCACAGGCTCTGAACTTAGCCCACCCACTAGGTATTTCAAAAGGTTCTACTACATGTATTTGACGATTAAACTCAGGGAAAGCTGCCCCTTCATTTACATCCCAATTTCCTTCAAGCAATCGTTTACGTTGATGCTCAGGTAAGGATAAAAGGTTGGCTTCATACATACCATCTTCAGCTAGGTATGGGTTATCAAACAGTGTAGCAGGTATAAACCTACGTTTAAAAAGTGGTGCACCTTCTCTCGTATGTCCTTTAGGCCAACAGATAACTTCACCTGTCTCTGGGTCTGTAGCCCAGAAAGACTTGTTTGGAGTCTCTGGGTCAACAAAAGTTTTTTTAACCCATTGGTGTCCGGGGCCACCGGGGTTGCTTGTGGCTCTCATGTAGAGAGGTAGTCCACTAGCTCTTGTTGTACGTAACCTTGACCTCATATAATTCCACGGATACGGGCTAGGCCATTGAGTTAACTCATCAAATCCAATCCAGCTAAAGGCTTGTCCCTGATACCGCATAACATCATCATCTCTATCAAGGTAACTCATCCAAAGTGTTGCACCTGATGGAGCTACCCAAGTCTTATCTCTTTCCATAAACTTAATACCGGGAACTGCTTTAGGGTAGAGTTGTTTAGATACTGATATAAGTTCTCTTAGTTCTTCTGTGCTACGTCGAACTAGCAACATACTTGCGTGGGGATTATTAAAATACCGTACAGGATCGGCAACCATTGCATAAGACTTGCCGCCGCCAGCACTGCCACCGTATAGAACCTCTTGTTCTGTTGAAGCAAGGAAGTTAGTCTGTGGCCCATCATTAGGCTCAAAGATAACCTCCCGTTCATACTGACTGACTGGCCTCTGTGCTACCTGTGGAGGACTTGAGAGACTTTCCTCCGAGTCTTTGAGCTTCAAGTTTTTCTGCTTTCTCGGTTGCTTTTTTGTATTTTTCAGCAAGCTGGCGTTGGTTTGAAGCTTCTTTCTGACGTTTTGACTCAATTTTTACTCTCTTCATTAGACCTACGTGTGACAAATATCTACCTGATTCTTCACTTAACCAAGCAGCTACATCTCTGTAACTATATTGTTTGAGGTATTTTTTAGCTTCTTCAAACAAATTAAGTTCTTCTGCTATTGGTAAGAGTATATCACAATCGTCAGGGTCTTGTCTATAGCCAAATGGAACTACTCTTCCTACCCGTACTACAGAGTGCCACTCATACACCTCACCTTCAGGTGGGGCAGGAAGTGTCCAGCTATTAGTTATCTTCGGCATGTTTAGGTGGGAGAATAAATAAAGGACTAGATGTTTCTATTTCTACTTTGTCAGAAGCCTTAAAGCCACCTCGGTCTAAGATATCTTTTGCTGCTGCCATTTTTTCTTTGTTGCCTAAATCGGTAGGTCTTTCCATAATTTGTTTCATGGAGTATGCAGCTTTAGTTGCAACAGAAGAAATAAACTTTTTAGTTAGTTCTGCAATTTCACCTTGCAAAGGATTTACAACAGCAGCAGTTCCTACAGTAGGTGCATACCCTGCTAGTTGTTTTGCTGTACAAGGATCACCTTCAGCTTCTTCAAAAAGAACATCAAGAAACTTTTGTTGTTTCTCTGTTAGGTTACGACTCATTTTATTCTCCTGTGGGCTTTGGTTTTAGCTGCAATTTTTTTAGGTTGAGCCACAAACTGCTTACCTGCCTTAGTGCCTTTTCGTTTTGCTCTAGTTGTTGCGGCATACTCACTATCACTAAGAGACTTAATAGCCTTAGCAGGTAAATACCGTTCACCAGTTTTAGCACTTGGCTTCCCACTCTTAGTCTTCCATTTTTGTTTAGTCCAAGCTTTAAGGCTTTTTTGACTTTTTGCTAGTGGCATTGTGAGCTTTCTGTACTGAAAAATTAGTTTGTAAACTTGCTCCCTTATGGGCAACAAACTTACCATTATGTCTCATAACTTTAAGGCTACCATCGGATTGTCTCATCCAATGATAGCCTTTAGGTGCTGCTACTTTCACGATGTATATCCCCCGCCTTTAGCTTTGTATTGCTTGGCAACCATTTGAGCTTTACGAGCCGACCACTGTCCGGGGCTTCCACCTTTGCTGCCAGCCTTAACGGATGCGACAAGAGACTTACGCATAGTAGGCTTAGTATAATTACCCGCCGCATTGACCTTAGACTTGGCCTTTCCCGTAGAACTTTTCTTTGATTTCACCACGTGTAACTCCGATGTCTTTAAGAGCAGAGTTTGACATATTAACTAATTGCCAGTATTGTACTCTACGCATTTGACTATCTTGAATAGCCTTGATAAGTTTCTTAAACATGCACTATCTCCTTTGTTGTTGTGCTGGAGATAGTTTTACACATTTGTCTCTATATTAGAAGTGCTATTACTGCATAGCCGTTATCTGTTTGGGTTATAGTATTCCTTTAAGGAGATAGTAGCTTCCATAGTATTTGCTGTCTCACCATATAAAACTATTTTATCTCCTGCATGTAAATGCATAAGGCTACTACCTAGTACATTATATGCAGTACTTCCTGCTATTGCATGTGCTTTTAATAAGTAGTGATAGTTAAGATCATCTTGATGGTAGAATTGTACGTAGACTTTTTTACTTGCAGTGTTATTATTACTTATAAAAAGCATGTCTATAGTTGCACTGTGTTTTGCAGGGCAAGTATACAATACAGTTGCATCAGCATCAGCAGCTGTAGCAGCTATTGTTGCAGACTCTGTTGAAGTTTTATAAGTAGCAAAATCTACCACTTGCTTTTTTTCTTTTTAGTTTTTGCAGCCCATGCTTCATTTACCTCAGGGGTAGTAGGGTCATCTCCTATTAACTGTCCTTTTTTATTACGAGCACGAACAAGTTCTACTTCTTCTTTTGTTACTTCTTTTTTTACAGGTTTATCGGCTACTTGATTCT